GAACCAGGGCTTAACGGCCCTGGTTCTTTTTATTTCTAGCCACTCCAGTAGCGCAAGCTCCAGACTTTGCGTGATCGCAAAAAGAACATACTCTTTCGTTGGGTGTTGGTAAAAAGTTATTATCATTTATAATTTTATTACCAAAGTTAATTATTTCTACTTTTACATTTTCTAGATCTTCTTCTGTAAAGGTATGACCTTTTCTTTTTCCAGACCTTAAATAATATAGCTCTGCATAAATTTCTTTTCCTGGAAAAACACTACTAGCTGCCAAGGCGTATATCCCTAGTTGTAGGTTATCTTTAATGGACTTTTGGGCCACTTCCCACTTACCTGTTTTATAATCTATAATTTCGATTCTATTTTCATATTCATCTACTCTGTCTATAAAACCATTAACAAGAAAAGATCCAAGAATAAAGCTGAACTGCATTTCTTTATCTTTAACTGAAAACTGTTCTTCTGCATGTCTATCATAAAACTCTAAAATAATGTTTTTTCCAACACTTATAAGATCTTCTTTGATTACATTATTTGGATCATAGGAAAGCCTTTTCTTTCCATAGTCAATTAGTAAAGCGTCGGGGTCTAGCGCTTTTGAGTTATCTACATTATCCTCTAATACAGAGTGAACTATATTTCCGCAGTACTGCTGCGTCGTTAAATTGCCTTGGTTCTTTTTTAATATAAGAAAAGAAATATTTTGATGGGCACATCTTGTATGTATCCATTCTTGAATAAGACAAGTCGGTTAAAGAAAGCCTGACTAGAGGATCTATATCTTCTAAATTTTCAACACTTATCATTTTATTTCTTCCCTTGGATCAAATATCAATGTGCCATTTTCATCAAATTCTCTACCCAAAGAATCTATTATATGATTATTGTAAATATTTTTATATCCACCATCTTTAGTTGGAACCCAACCAGATTCTCCTATTTCCATTTCATCGTAATAATTATTAGACATCATTCCCTCCTTCGGTTAATGCTATAACAGTATTGTTCACAGCATCAATGTTAAAATAGTAATTTAATAACCCGTACAAATCCGACAATTCTTCTGCTGTTGCATTAAAACCTGCAATACCAGATTGTATAAAATAAGTAGGCTTTTCTGTTTTATATTCAATTAATGTAATGTTATTAAGTAACATTCTTCCAACTTCATTTTTTACCATATTAGTCCTCATCAACTATTGTTATAGGATTCCAATTTGGATCGTTCATTTTTTCTCTCATATCTTTTACGTATGAGTCCCAATCTCTTTCATCTTCAGATTTTTTCTCATAACTAACCGATCCAGCATATGGGTTTGATCTGAATCTAGTTATAATTATTTTTCCTTGCTGCGTCTTCCATCTAAGGATTCCGTTTCTACAATCACAGTAATCTTCAGGGTGGGCATCTATTCTACCTTGGGGGTCATACCTACCGCTGCATCCGTTGCACTTTGTATATCTTCCTTTGTTTTCGCATCTTCCGCATGCAAAACAATACTTCCAACATTCTTTTTCGGAAGGGTTCTGATAGCTACCAGTTGCTGCCATATTAGCTTTCCTCCATTATATTTTTAATTAATTTTTCTGCGTTTTTATTTGTAGTCTTATTAAATTTATAAACAAATGTTCCTAAATCAGAAACAACATTTAAAAATACTTGTCTATTGCCGTTGTTATTAATGATTATATCATATATTTTTTTTAGTTGTAAAGAGTTTATGTTTTTATAATTTAAGTATATTGCTTTTCCACTATACATAGTAGCATTGTCTACTTTTTCTAGGTTAGATAAGAATATTCTATTAGAAGAGTTTTCATCTTCCGTTTCTCTATTTAAAGATCCAGAAACATATACGATATCTCCGACCCTAAAAGATTCATCACTGTATCCCTTTGCGTCTTTTGGAAAGACTATTACTTCAATTTCTCCTGTAGGATCTTCCAAATTAAACTTAAACATTCTTGCGCCTTTTTTGGTTATTATCTTTTTTGAAGAAGTTATAATTCCCCCCATTTTAAGATAGGCACCAGGAGTACACTCGGGCACTTCTATTATTTCTATATCTATAGAAGCTTTCATAACATCCCATGTACCCTCCAAAGGGTGTTTGGTAACATAGATTCCAAGCTCTTCCTTTTCTTTTTCTAGTATAGAAAGCTCTATGGATCTATTTATATCATTGTCATCGTCTGTTTCTATTAGTTCATCTAATGCCCCTGAGTTAGCTAAGTGCTCTAGTGTTGATTTTTTAAGGACTGATGGGTCACATCTTTTATAGAAATCATATATAGAAATGTATGGTTTATTATTATCTCTTCCTTTAATAATTGATTCAGCTATAGAAATTCCAATTCCATTTACTGATGCTAAACCAAATAATATTTGATCTTTATCAATTACTTCAAAGTCTATACCTGAATAATTTATTGAAGGTGGAAGAACTTTTATTCCAAGCTTTTTGCAATCATTTAAGTATAAAAATAATTTGTCTTTATTTCCTGCTACAGAAGTTAGTAGAGCAGCCATATACTCTGCAGTGTAATGAGTTTTTAAATATGCCGTAATATAAGATATCATCGCATAACTAGCAGCGTGCGCTCTGTTGAAACCATAGCCACCAAAGTATTCTATATCAGAAAATATTTTATCGGCTAAACTTTTATCTATGGAAGAATTTTTAATACATCCGTCAACAAACTTTTTTCTAAGCTTTGGTATTTTATCCATCTGCTTTTTTCCAATAACTTTTCTTAAGTCATCTGCTTCTGCAGAAGTAAATCCAGCCAAACCCCTAGATACAGCTAGTACATCTTCTTGGTATAACATAATACCTAAAGATGACTTAAGAGCGTCTTCCATCTTAGGGTGTTCGTATACCACTTTAGATCTGCCATGTTTTCTGTCGATAAAAAGCTTATCCATTCCAGACCCCATTGGGCCAGGTCTATATAACGATATCAATGCCATTATATCTTCTATGGTCTTAGGCTGAAGCTGTAGCATAAGACTTCTCATTCCAGATGATTCTAATTGGAATACACCTATGGCGTTTCCTCTACACAGTTCATCGTATGTTTTTGTATCATCTAAAGGTATGTCATTTACATCTATTTCTGTAGAGTATTTCTTCTCAACCATTTTAATACATTGGTCTATAACTCCAAGGTTTCTTAGTCCAAGAAAATCTATCTTTAATAGACCACATTGTTCTACTCTAGACATATCCCATTGTGTAACTAACGGATTGTCTGCACCTTTTTGCATGACGGGAAGATAATCCGTTAATGGACCTTTTGATATAACAACTCCAGCTGCATGTATTCCAGTTTGTCTAACTAGACCTTCCAAGCCAAACGCAGCGTCAATTATCTCCTTAGATGTATCTTCAGTCTCATAAGCCTTACTAAATTCAGTAACTTGCATGCACTCAGATAGAGACTTAGATACACCCAAAACTGGTGGAGGAACAAGTTTTGATATCTTATCCCCAGTAGCAAAGTCATAGCCTAACGCTCTAGCAGCGTCTCTAATTGACTGCTTTGCTCCAGTTCTATTAAAAGTACATATATGAGCAACTCTGTCTGATCCATATTTTGAACGAGCATATTCTATAACTTTATCTCTGTGTCTATCGTCAAAGTCTAAGTCGATATCCGGCATCGACTTTCTTCCTTCTACTAAGAATCTATCAAATAATAATCCAAATCTGATAGGATCTAAGTTAGTGATCTCAAATGCATATGAGAGTATACTTCCAGCTGCAGACCCTCTTCCCCATCCGACTCTAATAGAGTTCGATTTAGCCCACTTAACAAGATCAGATACTACTAGGAAGTATTCAGGAAAGCCCATCTCCTTAACAACCTTAAGTTCATGCTTAGCTCTATCTACTATATTTTCAGGTAAGTCATTTCCATATCTTAATCTTAGTCCCTCCCAAGCTAGTCTTTCAAAGTAATCTACTGATTTTTCTTTAGTTGGAATAGGAAACTCTGGAAAATATATTTCTCCAAAATTTAAATCTAAATCAATCATGTCATTTACAGACATGGTATTTCTAAGCCAATCTTCAGAGAAATTTTTAGACATATCTTCATATGATTGAAGATAGAATTTATCTCCAGAAAAAGAAAATCTATCTGGAGTATGTATATTTGAGTTAGTTGCAACGCACAACATTATGTCATGCGCGTGAGCGTCTGCCTTTTTAACATAATGACAGTCACCAGTTGGAACTACTTTAGCTCCAATCTTTTGTGCTATTTCAACTAATTGATTTGATATTTTTCTCTGCTCTGTTAATCCATGATCTTGGATTTCTATAAAATAGTTTTCTTTTCCGAACAATTTCTTGCATTCTTTTTGCAGCTGTTAACGCAAAATTAAAGTCATTTCTTAATAAAGCCTGAGAAACTTCACTATTCAAACACCCAGACAAAACTATTATTCCATCACTATGCTCTTCTATTAGAGCATGATCTACTCTTGGCTTACCGTAATAACCCTGAAGAAAAGCTTTAGATGACATCTTAATAATATTATGATATCCAATATTATTTTTGGCAAGGATGGTTATATGATAAGGCCCTCTTTGTTCCCATTCATTTTTTGCTGGACCCGATCTCTCCTCTTCATCTCTATCAAATCTGGTTTTTCTAGCTTGATAAAACTCAGAGCCAAGAATTGGCTTTACGCCTACTGCTTTCCCTGCATCATAAAAATCCAACCACGAGTGTATATTTCCGTGATCGGTTGTCGCTAATCCGCTCATTCCTAACGACTTAGCTCTTTCTAAGTATTTTTCGACATCTCCATGCCCATCAAGCATGGAGAATACCGTGTGATTATGCAGGTTTGTCCAATTCTTCACTAGATTAACCAAGTCCTCTTTCTCTATTGCTGCCTTTTAATGATGAATCTCTTTGTTCTCTATATACTATTATAACAACACCCCCACAATACTTGCAAGGCACTGGTTTACCTTGTTGCGCAAAAGCATTGTTGTACATATAATTCATGGGTTGATCAGAGTTGCACTCTGAGCAGACTCCTATTACATCATCTGGATCTTGTATATTACTCATTATTTATTTTCCTTTCTTTTATTAGAATCTTTTTCAGAAGTGTAAGCAAATCTTACTGGTGACGGAGAAGATTTTTCATTTGTTTCGACAAACTTATCACCAATTTTAACCCATTTTCTTCTTTGTTCCAGATTACATGAACCACAGCCAACGCCTACTGAATTAGCTCTATCACAAGTATAGGGTCTTCCGCCTATTCCTATCTCTCTTCTTTTAATCCAATCTTGAATATGCGCAGTAGACTTTTCTACATTGTAATCATTGCAATGACTAAGTATTCCATGAAGAAATTCTATTGACTCATCTGTATATGTTAATATTGAACATAAAAATAATCTTGATTCATGATCAATGTCTTTGTTTGTTTGAGCTTCTAAAGCTATTCTTTTTATTGCTGGACATTTTTCCAATAATATATTTGGAGTAAATTTTTTAGGTTTATTATCTACTTTTCTTAAGCCAGAAGAACCATGCTTATTAAAATAGGAAAGATAATCCTTACTTCTTTCTCTATCTTCTTCCATTAAATAAAACATATCCCTATACCATTGATTAGCCTTATATGAAAAGTTGCTTTGGGTGCATTCGTTTTCTCTATACTCAGATGATATTCTAAATATAGCGTCTATCCCGCTGAGCATTTCGTCTTGGGATATAAGTGTTTTATAAAGGTTAGAATCTTGATGCCTAGTGCCTGGTAATCTCCACATTCTTCTTGCATCATAAACACTTAAATCTAAACTTGATAAATTAATTTTAGATTTAATGTAGTTTGCAATAAATCTATAGATGACAGGAAGATCATTTGATGGAGATATCCCAAGGCACTCTGCATCACACTCTATATGAAATCCCTTTTTTCCAGTAAAGTATATTTTTACAGCTTCTTTTGGTATTAGGTCGCAAAGATAATTTATTAGTTTAAGTGTTTCATCATAAGAAATTTGTATATCTTTATTATCTAGATCAAAGTATAGATTAGAGTATCTTGTTGCCGACTCTATATCTTTAGAGTCGTACAGCCAAACAGAAGTATATATGCCAGTATTTCCGTGTTTATCGGCGTAATCTTGTACCTGATTATAGTCAATAATTAGCGGACTATCGCCATCCTTATCTCTGATAACCCTAGATAGAGATGGAACATATCTAGCTACTTCTACATATCTCCATCCACTCAAGAACTTATTATCTAATTTAGCTGGTTTCACTATTCAATTTTTCCCTGACCAAAATCTTGGTCATAATTACCTATAATAATTTTTTTTTCATCATTCATTTCTGATGAAAAGTTTCTATAATAAACTGAGTCTTCTATTATTTTTTCTAATCTAGAAATAATAATAGCTCTCTTATTTATTCTATTGACCATCTCTTGCATCAAGGTTCCATCTTTCTGGAATAATTTCATTTCCATCTAATATATAATGCGCATGCGCTGCTATATTATCTGCCAAATGAACTATCATATCTAAGTATGTAATTGGAATAGTTTCTGGCACTGGAGACCATGGGCCTAGGTGACATCGAATTAGTCTAAGAAGAGTTTGAACATCTTCTTCGCTTACATACAAAGTAGAAGAAGATATGTCATTTGCGTACTTTTTATCATCCTCTTGACAAAACTTAATAAACTCTGAAACAGTATAAGGATGCATTTTATCATACGCAAAAGAGCCGTCCTTTTCTATCTTTCCCTTAGTTACATCGTGTAACAGGCAGGCAGCAATTACTATGTCTCTTTCTTCGGAAGAAAGACTGTGTGAGTCTGATAATATTTTTGCAGCTCTTACCGTTCTTTTAGTATGCAGGACGTTGCCACCTTCATTATGTTCGTCTGGTGGATGATATTTTCCAGAAAAAGAAGAAGGTATAGACCAAAAAAACTCAGCCCTAAATAGGATAGATCTAACAAAAGATCTTAATCCTTCATCTTCAATCATAGATATTTCCTCAAGAAGAGGAGACAGTATATTGTTTTCTTCTTCTGATAAATTTATTATCTGATCATCTTGCAGAATGTCATCTAATATTGAATTTTTTTTAACCATTATTTTCTTCCTTATTCCATCCAGACCACTTTGAACATGGGTTATCAAAGGGGCATCTTTTACAGTAGTAAGTTAAACCTCTTCTTGGTACAAATACTTCTTTACTTTCTATAGTATTTATCCAATATTCTAAAGACTGAATATCTTCTTTATATATATTAAATGTTTCTATTGAATGCTTATTGGCCATTATATCATAATAACCAAAGAGTACATTATTATTTATGCTGCCCTTTTTATGACCGTAGGCATAAAACATTGATATAAAATCAAAATTGTATAAATAATGATGAGAATCTTTATAATTAAAAACCCATTTTATTACATATATTTTATTTTGTTTAGAAAAAATTAAATCAAAATTATCAATAAGAACAGAATTACCTACAGGAACATTATATTCTTCAGATATTCCAATGGGAATTATGGATTCATCTTCAAAGAAATTACAAAACGATAGAAGTATAGATGCAGCTTTTGTCGTTAAGCTTGACATGTTTCCATAGGCACTTTCGTGTTTATCGTTAATAATATCTTGAGCTGAAGTATCTTTTGGAAACCAAAGCTTTTCCCATCTATTCAATAGGGCAGAATATGATGGGGTAGATCCACTTTGTTTTTTATATAAATAAAAATTTATTACATTCTTTAATGTATTTTCAAATTTTTCTGTTATTATATTTCTACTAACGATAGCTTCCGGAATTTTTTGCACGTACCTATAATCATATAGTAGTTCACATGTTTGAAAGTCTTTTATAGCTGCTGTTTTAAGTTTTACCATTAAGAAAAGTCTCCTCCTAATAAATCATCCAATATTGAAGAACTATCATAACTAGAATCTGTTACGACTTCATATTCTTCGTAAGATTTAGTTGTATCATTATACCTAACTAGTGGTGGATCATAAACAAAAGTTGATCCAGTTATTCTGTTCTTAGGTATTTGAAGCTGCATAACGTAGTCCTCTTCAGACTCATCTCCAGATGCTAGCTTCTTATCGGTTATAAATATTGTAACCGCACATTTTTGTTGAATTGCCAAAGATCCGCCAGTATCAGACTGTTGTACTACTTCTCTTTTTTCTTTCATTCTATTTGAATTTTCTTGAGCAGTTATTATTAATACGCAGTTCATGTCTCTTGCTAATTTTTCTAGACGAACCATCATCTCTTCGAATTCGCCCCATCTAGGTTTACCTTTTCCGCCTCTTGTAAACATTGATTGTATTGTATCTATAACAATAACATCTGGCAGTTTTGAATTATGGCCCATGATATCTCTTAGCCATCTTTCTAAGTCCTCAAAATATGGAGTATCTGGATCATGTCTAACCATGAATCTTTCTCCCCAAGATTCCATTTTCTTTTTGAACTTATTTAGATGTGCTGACTTTTGTTCTTCTGTCCATTTCTTTGCCTCTGAGTATACATTTTCTCCAATAATTTGAGTCATTAAAACTCTTTCCCAGTGAGAAATAGCTTCCTCAAAATTAACATATAATGCGGAATAGCCATTATCTACCCAGTTGTTAACTAGGCACTTTGCAAATGTTGACTTACCTTTTCCTGATGGAGCTATAATTGCATGAACTGCGCCCTTAAAAAACCCGCCCTCATCAGTATATCCCATAGCCCTATTCAAGGCTTTAAATTGAGTTGGAAGAAAGTTTGGAATAATTAAAAGCTGCTCTGCCCTAGATGAAATGTCTACGGCAGTGGTTATATTTTCTAATGGATTATAGTTAATTTGACTTTCTAACTCTCTTATTTTTTGAGTTAGAGTTGAAATTCTTTCTATGTCTTCGTCTGACTTATTATTTTTCTGGGTAATTAAAACCTGTAGTTCTTGCAGGTAATCTATTTGCTTGCGCTTATTTGCTTTATGCTCTATTAGT